TCTATGTTCTCAAATAGCTTACCTAGACAAAGATATTAGACACCAAAAGTCTATGATAAGACAAAACCTAAACTACCTAAGTCCCAATAACATCAAGAGGCTAAATAAGATAGTTACAATAATGTATCAAAGAGATAAGCAAATAGAGGAGGTTTAATTAACAATTCGTTATATAATAAAACCTAACAAAACTAACAAAATGAAAGATAAAGAGGTATTCATAAAATCATATAAAGTATCTAGAACAATATCAGAGGCTTGTGAATCTGCTAACATATCAAGATACACTTTCTATGAATGGAAAAAGAATGATGAGGAGTTTGCACAAAGGATAGTAGAGATAGATGAGGCTAGGATAGATTATGTAGAAGGTAAGCTATTTGAGAACATAGATGCAAACAAGACAAATGAGATACTATTCTATTTAAAAACCAAAGGTAAGAACAGAGGCTATGTAGAGAGACAAGAGCATCAGATAGATGGAGGATTCCCTACTAAAATAGAAATTGAGATTATAGATGAAAATAAAGACCAATAAGGTTTATAGGAGTTTAGTAAACAACGAGCATAAGATTATAGCACATCAGGGTGGTACTAGGTCAGGTAAGACTTATAACATCCTTTTGTGGATTATATTTGACTATTGTGCAAGAAACGAGGGAAAGACAATAACAATATGTAGAAAGACATTCCCTTCTCTTAGGGCTACAGTAATGAGAGATTTCCTAGACATCCTTAAAACACATAACATCTATTCAGAAGCTGACCACAATAAGTCTAACTCTGAATACAACCTAAAGAATAACCTAGTAGAGTTTATTAGCTTAGACATACCTCAAAAGGTTAGAGGTCGTAAAAGACAATTACTTTATATTAATGAGGCTAATGAGATAATAAAAGAGGATTGGAATCAGCTTATCTTTAGAACAGAGGAACAAGTCATACTTGACTACAACCCATCAGACGAGTATCATTTTATATATGATGACATCCTAACTAGAAAGGACTGTGATTTTTACATTACTACCTACAAAGACAATCCATTCTTAGACCCTAAGATTAAAACAGAGATTGAGAGGCTAAAAGAAACAGATGAAAACTACTGGCAGATATATGGTCTAGGACAAAAGGGAATATCTAAAGCTACTATATTTAACTTCTCTGAAAGCAAGATACCTGACTCTGCTCAGTTCTTATCTTATGGAATGGACTTTGGATATACTAATGACCCAACAACACTAGTTGAGGTCTATAGAGACCAAGATACGCTCTATGCTAAAGAATTACTCTACAGAACCCATATGACTACCCAAGATATAAATAAGTTCCTTAGAGAGTCTAATATCAATGGAGTGATATATTGTGATAGTGCAGAGCCTAGATTAATAGATGAACTCAGGAGAATGGGTAACCCTGTAAGACCTACACTAAAAGGTAGGGACTCTATCCAAGCAGGAATTGATGTACTAAAGAGATACAAGCTAAAAATAGAAGGAGACCATTTTATCCAAGAGATGAGAAACTATAAGTGGGTAGAAGATAAGACTGGGAAGCTAACCAACATACCAATAGACAAAAACAACCACCTAATAGACGCATTTAGATATGCAACGTATAATGTATTAAGTAAGCCAAACTATGGTAAATATGCTATTAGATAAAAAATAATTAAAAAAAGTTATTAAATAATTTGCATAAGTCAAAAAGGATTTTGTATATTTGGGTATTATTAATTTAAACAGACAGATTATGAAAACTTACAGAACAGTAAAAGGAGAACGAAAAGAAGTAAAATTAAACACTAAAGACGTGGCTCAGGAATTGCTAGATGCAAGGGGTGAGATTGCTAGAGTATGGCTAACCAATAAGCCTAGCACAGACGAAGAGACTGCAATATGGGTAAGGTTAGGAATTGCGATAGAGCAGATACAAGTAGCAGCTGAACTTTTAAGAAAACAATAAAACAACAGGGGGTTTAACCGCCCCCTATAATACAGACAGACAATGAGTGAACTAGAGATTACAATAGATGGAGTTACCTTAGAGGTAAAGTATGAATTTGATGAGGGTAGCGATGGGAACTATTCCTTTGCACCAGTAGGAGACCAAGTAGAAATACTGCACACATCAGTAGATGGCAATAAAACAGACATCACAGACTTATTATCAAAATATGTTATAAACGAAATAGAATCTAAAATATACCATTATGAGAAATTGGCTTAAAAAAGACCCTGAGAATATTATCTACCTTATATCATTTATATTGGTATTTGGAATAGGAACTGTATGCTTGCTATCACTAGCAGCAGTATTTGATTAATTAGTAAGTTTGGTTAGTAAGAAAGAGGCACTCAGAGATGGGTGCTTTTTTTATTTAAAAATGCCTTAAAAAATACGTTATATATATAAGCATAAGAATATGAAAGTAGAGATTATAATTCCTGATTCATTATCTGAGGTTACATTAGACCAATACCAAAGGTATCTTAATATACAAAATAAGAACCAAGATGAGAAGTTTCTAGCTTCTAAGATGATAGAGATATTCTGTGGAGTAAAGCTAACAGACACTCTTAAAATGAAGTACTCTGATGTAGATAATATCTGCAACATACTAGTAAATATGTTTGAAGAGAAGCCTAAGCTAGTAACTAAGTTCAAAATGAAAGGTGTAGAGTATGGCTTTATACCAAAACTAGATGACATCAGCTTAGGAGAATACATAGACTTAGATACTTTCTTAGGAGACTGGGAGAATATGCACAGAGCAATGGCTGTACTCTACAGACCTATAGATAAGAAATACGGAGACAAATACTCTATAGTGGACTATCAAGCAGGAGATGGAGAGATAATGAAGGATATGCCTTTAGAAGCTGCAATAAGTTCCATTATTTTTTTTTACCATTTAGGGATAGACTTATCTCAAGCTATGATGAATTATTTGGAGGAACAGGAGGAGAGCAATTTAGTGCAGTATCTCAATTCGGAATCAAGTGGGGTTGGTATCAATCAGTTTACGCACTCGCTCAAGGGGATATTAGACGACTTGAGGATATCACTCAATTAAATATACATAAGTGTTTTATGATGCTATCATTTGAGAAAGAGAAAGCAGAGATAGAAGCAAACAGACTAAAAAGCAAAATGAAATGAACACAGCAATAAGAGGATTCTATTTACTAACAGAGAAGATTAAGTACGAATTACTAAACGACCAAAACGTAGAGACAGTTACTTATGGAGATTTAACAGAGGTAGACTTAAATAAGAATACTATCTTTCCTTTATCACACCTGATAGTAAACAATGTAACATCACAAGAGAACACATTAGTCTTTAACATATCTGTATTGTGTATGGATATAGTGGACTTTTCTAAGGATGCTGTGGTAGACCCATTTGTAGGAAACAACAACGAGCAAGATATTCTTAACACACAACTGTCAGTAGCTAATAGACTGGTTCAGAAACTAAGAATAGGAAACTTATACAGAGATAAATATCAAGTAGTAGGAGATGTAAGCCTAGAGCCTTTTAGAGATAGGTTTGAAAATAACTTAGCAGGTTGGGCAACTACCTTTGATGTTATGATTGAAAATGATATAAATGTGTGTTAATGAAACTAAAACAAACTCAAGATGCTCTTAATAAGTTTGCTAAGTATGTAATCCAACAAGCGAGAACTAATCTTACTAAAGGAGGAAAATACGGCACTCATAATTTATCTAGCGATTTGTATGGTAGTCTAGGTTTTGTTCCCGCTAAAGCAGGCGCTAATTCATTTAGCTTAGAGTTCTATATGCTACCTTATGGGGAGTTTTTAGATAAAGGAGTACACGGTAAAAAGAGCAGCTATATAGAAGCTAGGAACTCTCCTTATGAATACACGAACAAGAAGCCTCCAATGCAACCATTAATGGAATGGGCAAAGGCTAGGAACATAAGACTAAGAGACGAGAAAGGAAAATATAAGAAAGGCAACTATAGAACAATAGGATTTATTTTACAAAAGAGTATTTATGAGAAAGGTATTAAGCCTTCTTTGTTTTTTACCAAACCTTTTGAGAAAGCCTTTGATAATTTACCACAAGAACTAGTAGAAAGATTCGCACTAGACATAGATAATTTATTAGATTTTACAACATAGAAAGATGGCAAACATATTATTAAGAAGTCCCTATTACATTTATGAAACAGAAGCAACTGCTCTATCAGCAAAGCTAGAACTTTCAGTAGGAGGTGTACTTAGATACACAATGGTAAAAGACACAGATAGTTCTGATGGTGTTTTATTTGAGATAAGCGAACTAGCAAGAGACTTTATAGACATACAATACACAGGGACTTATTCAAGTCAAGCAATAGCTATTACTGGTAGTGTTACATTCTACAATGCTATAAACGCAGGAGGTACTGTCGTAGGCACTCCTATTAGCTTTTCTCACACAGGCTTTGATGGTTATGGAGACTTTGAGCAAGGAGCAAGTCCTACTTTGTTAGATTTAACTTTAATGCAAAGTAATCAAACTGTTTATTGGTTAGAAAACACAGCAGGTCAAATACCTGAAGAAGCATCAGGCTCTATAAACTATGCAGCATTCTCTACATCTGCTACTAATCTAAGTGTAGGCGGTATTACTGTAAACATTAAAAGAATCTGTGAGCCTAAGTTTACTCCTATCAAAGTAACATTCGTAAATAAGTTTGGAGCGTTACAAGATATATGGTTCTTTAAAAAATCTATTGAGAGTCTAACAGTACAAAAAGAAAAATACAAAAGAAGTATTATAACTAGTACAGGGACATATAACACAAGCAAACATTCTAGCACTATTCTAAACGCTAAAGGTTCTGAAAAGATTACTATGAACACAGGCTATATGGATGAGGGTATGAACGAGCCTATTAAACAAATGCTTTTATCTGAACAAGTGTGGGCAACTATTGGTGCTAATGTATTGCCTGTAGTTTTAGATACTGAGAGTCTAACATACAAAACAAGTGTAAATGATAGATTAGTAGATTACACAATAGACTTCTCATACGCTTACGATACTATAAACAACATAAGATAGATGCAGGTTATTCAACTATACATAGAAGGGCAAAAAGTAGATATGTTCTATGATGAGTCTGTCAATATAACACAGACCATTCAGAACGTAAAAGACATTAGTAAAATATTTACAGAC